AGTTGCATCTAAAAGAGAATAGTATTGAAGAGGTTTAGCATCAAGAGTACCTGTAGCTTTAGCACTGTTTGCAACTAAATCTGTTACTTTTTTTCTTTGATCTGTTGATATTTGACTAAGGTTACTTAAAGTTTGACCGTCTTCAGGTTTTACTAAGTTTGCATCTCTAAACTCTTTTCTAATTGCAGGACTTGCATGTTTTAAATCTACTTCAGTAACACCACCTTTAGCTTCTGACTTTATTAAAAGCTCTTGCCTCATAACGTCGTCGTCTTTATAACCATAAAGAAATGAAAGCTCATCTTCATTTAAAGGTGTGTCAGGAAACTCTTCTCTACGTTTTTTTAAATAGTCTTTTTTCTGTTGGAGACTTAGGAAAGTATTAGTGCTATCTAACTGCTCACGTATAGCAGCAGCGTTAGATTCAACTACAAATTTATCATTGTCTTTTTTCTGACCTAGATATGTAGTGTTAGCTTCTATAAGTTCATCTTCAAATCCTTCAAACTCTTTAAATTTTGATAGAGTTACATTTTTTTTATCTCCATCGTGGTAAAAAACTCCTCTAAGTAAATTTTGACCTACATATAAAGGAATATCACCCTTTGAAACTAAAGTAACTACCTGTTCTTTAAATGCTAATCTTGCATTACTAGGACCACCATAGGTACCTTCGTTTTTCTTAACCCAAAAATTAACATACTTTACAGCTTCGTCTGCCGTTACATTTATAATATTAGTTTCAATAGCATTTAACTCTCTGTTTTTTATCTCTTCTTTTGCCCGTGTATTATTAGCTTGCCTTGCTTCTTTTAGTTCAGCTTCATCAACTTCTTTTACTTTAGGAGCAACAACGGCAGATAATAGTTTTTCATTAACACCTATAAACTGTTCAGAAAATTCATGTCTTATTTTTGAATCTAAACTGTTACGTTGGGTTTCGTTGGCGTTTTCATAGTCTACTACCGTACCATCTTTAAGAGTTAAAGTTGTAGATAATCTTTTTTCATTTTTAAAGGTTTGGTAATCACCGGCTGCTCTAGCAAGACTAGCTTTTACATAAGCATACTGTTCCCATCCAGATAAGTTTCTAAATTGTTCTGCTAATTCAACACTACCAGTTTCTTCTTCAATCCTATCTGCTATCTCACTAATTTTTAAATGTGAATCTTTTATTCCATCTTCTTGTGCTACTAGAGCTGCGATGTCTTCTGCTGAAGCTGGTATCTTAACTGCTAATGCAGCACCAGCCTGTAGCTTGTCTTTCTTATCTTTTTCGGCTTTGGTCTTTATAAAGTCTGACACCTTAGAAGATAAGTTACTTAATGACTCCCAATTTTTTCTAGTGTTTTCTACAAGAGCATCATCTCTTGCATTCATCTCTTCAAGAAATTGCTCTTCAGAAGCTAAAATTCTTGCATTACTTTTTTCCTGTTCTGGTACTACATCTATCTGTTCAGTAGTATCATATTTACCCGGGGTAAATGAGTATCCGCTTTGTGTCATAATTCTCCTAACTTATATCACTTGAATCGCTGTCCATACCAGCTAATCCGTCACCTAGTGCGCCTGCAAGTCCTGTGAATAGTGTTAGACCAACATTTCTCTTAACTGGTTGTACAGGTTCCATTTCTGGTACAAGTTGAATAGCAACTTTACTAAACTCATTATTTTTATCTGATATTAATTGTCTTCTTATTCGTTCATTACCTAAATTAAAGGCATATTGTGATTCCGTTAGAGCTCGAGAACGTTGGCGATTTGCTTCACCAAACTTAGCTAAATTCAAACTTAGCATTCTTGTAACACTTCTACCTCTAACACCACGCTCGGCTGCTGACGCTTCGAGCATACCTTCGGCTTCAAGCATTTTTCTAAAATCTTCTGAATGATCTAACATTGCTTTGACTCTAACATTATTTAAGTTAATTTGAGATTCAGTGTATGCTCTTTGTGCAGCAAGGTTTGCTTCACTAATATTTTTGTCAAATTGGACTACCTTTGTTTTATACAAAGATGTGTCCATCATCCACTTTCTTTCTCTTATTTTTAATTTGTGCTCATATTGTCTTTGAGCTGCTTTATTTTGCGCGGACGCTTCTGCTGCTGAGCCTATAGCTCCTACTGCTGGTCCGATTGCTGCTGGGCTGCACATGTTCGTACAAATTCTATAAAGGATAAATTGTTTGGTCCGTAGGTAAATTTTCTAAGAAATTTAAAACCTAAAAACCTAAGTAACTTGACATGGACTTTGTTTCTTTCGTCTACAAAATTCCACAGTAACTTTTCTTTTCTTGATTGCACAAATCTCCTTGCTTCTCTTGCAAAGGTGTGGGGATAGTCATAGATAGCTGGTGTGCAAAGCATCCAGATCTGTCCATTATTATGGACGCCTGCCATGCCTGCCAACTCTCCGTTGGGTACCTCGAAGTAAACGGAATCGCAGTTATGAAATCCTACGATTAAAGCGTTTAAAGGGTCATGTCCATGACCTTCTGTGACTTCTCTATAGTCATCGGGTAATAAATTAGAAGCCACTCGAAGAGCAGCCTCTAATGTTGCTGGGTGAATGTATTTAGACACGAGTATAAAAATTATTGTTGTAAACTCCTTCCCATGTCATGTATAAGATATTGGCTGGAGTTGGGTGTGTAGATTTAACTTTTAAAGTTACGTTTGTATTTCTATCGTAAATAGGTACAGAGTATAATTTATTGTCATTTACTACTGATGTAGTATTAGCTGCATATTGGTTAGCTGGAGTGATTTCAAACAACTCAGTATAGTCATTTCTACCAACTCTAGTAAGAGTAGTTTCGTATAAACCTACAGGACCAAAAGCAAAGCTCGCTCTATGTAATATTGTATTTGCTCTACTGTCTGCTCTAAAAGACTCACCTTCTTGCCTCACTACATAAATAGTTGGAATTTGAACTTCCATTGTAAATTGATAACCAATTAAAAATGTTTCTCCTGACCAGTTACCATCAAGTTCTAGATTACTTCCGTTAACAGTTATCTCACCAAATCTACCTTGGTTAGTACCAGCGTCTATATCGTAAGCTACTAATTGACTAGAACTTTCTAAACCAGTTGGTTTAGCTTTTGTAGATTTACCTGTATTAGCATTATATGTCCACCCACTTGTAGACATTAAATGATCTAAATGCACTCTATTTTCTGCTAATGCAAATGTATTAGAATCCATTTTAATACTATATTTAAGTAGTTGATCTTTATTATTGTTTCTAACTACTACAAATAAATTATCATCTTGCATACAATGATACTGAATAGTACCTGTTAAAGTCCATTTAAACCATGCTGCTAATTTTCTTTCTCTAATATTATCAAAATATCTATAACCATACAATGTTGATGTTCCTTCTTCACTAAAGAAAAGCACTTGGTTTTCTCTAGAGTTAGATATTAGTTTTAAATCTTTTTCAAATAATGTAGAAACTACTGCACTTTGTTCTATTATTTCTGGTTCACCTTCTCTTTGTATCTGTGACATTTCAAAGAATCTGGAAAATTTACCAGCATTATCTAGAAAACCTATTGTAGTACCAAGAGAAATAGGGTTAGTTGCAAAGTTAAAGTTGTAAGTAGAAAGAGCATTTATTTTAGCTGTTAATGGACTAAATACATCACTATCTGTAGTAAGCATAAATTGTTGGTTTTTAGTAAATAAAACTAAACCAGTATTAGTTTGAATACCATCAAATAATATTGCTGGATATTCTGAACTTGCTGCTATATCTATCGGGTCACTAGCTACAAACTGTATAGCTGACTTAGCAAAGAAATTTGTAAAATCTCCCGGACGGGACATAATTATATTTTCATCAGCAAGTATTGCAAATCTATTTCTAAAGAACAACATTTTATTTATGTTCTTACCTATGAACGACGGTTCAGGATTAGTTATATCATCACCTACTAAAGCATCATCCCACTGTGGAACAGAATATTGTGTACCTGAAATTGTATATGTTGATCCATCTAATTCAGTTAATCTAAAATTACTATCAGCAGTTCTAATAAGAGCTACAGGCATAGTTGATCTTTTGAGTCTAATTAATCTTCCGGGTTTAGCGCACTCTTCCCATGTACCTTCACCATTTTTATCGTTGTTACCAAAAAATTTAACATAATAATTATCTTCTTCGGCTTCACTATTAACAACTTCTACAACCATCCCATGCTTGCATTGAGATGGTAAGTCACCTACGTCATTAACTCTACTAGGGACAACATTTAACAGCTCTCCTACGGGCGTAGAAGCGTTGAATATAGAAGTTCTCTTAATATGTAGTCCAGTACCAATAGTTGTTATATCGGAGTTAGAAAAATTACCTCCAGCTATTAGTTGTGTTCTGATATCACCAAGTATGCTTTCAGCAGTAATAGTTGTTTCCGTATCAAATGGTGTAGGTTGTGGTCTAACTAAAGCAAGGTTTGCTTGAACTATGGACTCACTCGTTGCTTCTATAGTTACTTTATAGTAAGCATCTTTCATAAATACATAGAAGTAGTCACCTGTTAACCAGCCTTCTCCTCCATGTAATAGGTCATATGTTGTTGTATATCTAGCCTGATATGTAGTTGTTTGATTACTACCAGAACCTTCTGTATATGGTACTGACTGACCAGTTGTAGCTATACGAAAATACAAATTATTTCTACCAGTCTGACTACCTTGGTTAGAGGCATTAAATATATTAACTGTGTAGCTATAGTTAGTATCTGACTGATTACCATTAGCTAAAGTACCTCCAGTAGCTCCCGTATCAGTAAGAGTATCTCCTGAACTTACACTAAATATTCTTGTTCCTACGTTAGGTGCATAAGCATCTCTACCATCACCAGCTTGTGTACCACATCTAGCATTAGGAGTGTTACCTCTGTCAGCATGAGTTCTCATACGAAAACTTGTGTCACAATAGTTGTTACTAGAGTTTACTAGCTCTACATTTATACGGGTAGCTGTAGTAACTGTTGAAGTGTTAGTGTTGTCAAAAACATTTAATGCGTACTGTTTTGCATAACTAATTGATTTTAATTCTATAAATAATTCTTTTTGATAATTACCGATAGGTTCTACTGTAGTATCCATTGTAGCAGTAATGGATCTATTATTTATATATGTAAAATCATTAAGAGTTAATGTTTGTAAATCTTCGTCATTAGTGTGAGTTAAATAAGTGTTGTTTCCTATTGCATTAACAACAGTTTTTTCTGCTCCTGTTAAACAATCCCACATTTTAATAACACCATTTTGTGCTATTTGACCTATGTATTGTTCATTTTCGTCCCGGTAATAATGAAACCATTTACCATTTGTAGTTGAATTATTTGTTCCGTCACTAAGAGATGCCACAAACTTTCCAGCCGGTCTTTTAACTAAGCCTTGAGTTACATCAGGTAGTGCATTTACTAAAGTTGTTACTTGACCGGGAACTTTATATTCATCAGGTTGTTGTGATATTCCCTGTGTTAAATTTGGAATAGTTTGTGTAACATTTGCCATTATCTGATAAGTGCTTTGTAAGGTTGATAAGATCTATAATTACTTTCGTGTGGGAATCCAAAGAAGGTATGATCTCCCTGTTCACAATCGTATTCATGTGCAGTAGCTAGAGTTTTTGCTTCTTCTAATTGTAAAAGTTTAACTAAATCTGAATTAGAAACTATTTGTGTAGCTGCTCTTACTGATGCTCTAGCAATTATATAACGTTGAATAGCTGAAGGTATATCTTCAAAGTCACGTAAGTAAGTAATGTCAAAATAATGATCTCCTGAAAAAACGTCAGTATGAGTAACGGTGTTGTAAAGTTTTCCACCTTTTTTAACAACATCTATAGTCCTATCAGAAAGACCCTCATGTACATCAAACCTAAGATAATTATTAGGTATTAAATAATGACCATTTGCATCGGGCGATATCTTAACGTGATCTTCCTTATTAAAATGCCAGCCTTCGTTTTGCACATCTTTAGTTACTTCCATTAATAAATTATGGACTAACGCTATTTCTGGATTACCTAAGTTAGTTAAATTTAAAGAGGTAATAGGCGATTGCCCAATACTACCCAAGATAGAGTTCACTGCGGATAGTTCGGTATCGGTGTTTAATTGAGTAGTCATAAAAAAAAGGGGACACGAAGTCCCCGTATAAAAAGTAAATTAAGCGTTTGTTGGGTAGTTGTCACCGAACGCAGCGTTACCAGTAGAACCAGCATCTGCTCCAGCAAGAAACTCAACACAAGCAGCAGGGTTTAGGAAATCTGCACCCATTGCTAAACGTCCAAGAATTACGTCACCTTGGTATACAACTGAAACGTCGCCTGAAGTTACCTGAACCTGTGGTCCGATAGCTTCTACAACACCAGCAGCTTCTTTTTGGAAGACAAGTCCGCAAGAGTTAGCGAAGTCAGAAACGTTACCGTAGTTATTATTAATTCCAGTTTGGTTAGATCTAGCATCTTCTGTGCTTTCTCCAACGAATGAACCTACATTACCGGGTGATGTTACACCGGGGTTTGCAGCTCCAGCAGAACCATACTTAGTACCATAAGCACCAAAGAAAGGAATGTTCATTGACTTGTAGATCTTGATGCCTGCAATTTCAATGATACCTTCGCCACCTTGTAATGCTGTACCTTGTACGTCTCTGTTTACAAGACCACTAGAACCAACAGCTTGTATAAGTTCGTAGTACTGTCTTGGGTTTAGTACAGCTACTCTACCATCAGTAGATACGCCTTTCTCGTCTAGTGCAGCAGCAGCGTCATAGAAGCCTGCTATTAGACACTGAGAGTCGTATGCTGCTGTAGCATTAGTAACTCCAGATCTTGTTAATCTGATTTGTGTACCGCC